TGTTGTTAGGACTTGAAACTTATAATACTACACAAACATTTGGGTGGGATTGCAAGCTCAATGATCATAAATTAAACAATGTTAACTATTCTGCAGAATACCTATCAAAAGTAAGAGATCGATTTTTATCATTAGAACATCCGCACAATCAAATCAAAAATATAGTTAATTACACAAACATTCTTATAAAAATTGCCAATCAATTCAACTATAAAATTTTCTTTGTCAACGGCTTATGTGCATGGGATCAAAATTATTTTAACAGGCTTGATAATGTGTCACCCAATCAGTTTACTCCGTATACTCAAAATTTACTAAACATCGAAACCAGAAACGATCAAGAAATTTTTGAGTTATATAACAACATACACAATAAATATCAAGAACTTGGCGGAATACAAGAAGACCACTGGCTCAATCTTTACAACTCTTTACTCAGCAATAGAATCGATACCAATTCAGACAACGTACATCCAGGCACAAAATCAAATCATTTGTTTTTTAAATTTCTCTCACAATCACTTCTGGAAAAATTAAGCAGTTAAGGCTCGCACAGGCCAACTTCGTGTGCTCTATACCTGGATCTCGGATCACAGGGATGAAAGTCTTGCCGCGCTAGCAAGCACTCAACCACTACCCGAAAGGATGAGGACTGCAAATGCCGCAGTTTGGTTGTTTGAATAGGAATTTTATGGCTGAAAAGACGTAGCAGTGATGCTACAAGTTTAGACAGGGTGTTAGCGTATTTTGTCTAAGCTGCCGTTGGGAAAGACGCAACTCGAGGTACAGGCCAACCGCCTCTGTAATGTTGTAACGCTAAGTGACTGTGCTACTCAGATGAAGTCAACTTTGCCCTGTGCGGGCAAAGTGTGACCGATTAATCTAGATGAAGTTTATTATCGCTTCGCTCTTAGTAACATAACAAATCACTGAGCGATAGCGAAAGTGATGGATGTGCGTAGCACATCTTAAAAGTATGGAAGTCCTGTTTTATTAGTTACTTCTATGTTTTCTTTAACTAGCTTATTGATAATTTCTCTATCGTTATAGCTTATTGCAAAGGCATCTTCGATGCTGAGTGCCCCTCTCATTGACCATGCCATTTTATAGATTAAGTTTCTAAGGGCTTTCGAGTCTTTATCGAACTGCTCTAATAGCTGCCCGATAGATTGATTATCTAAACTCAAAAGCCTTAGGCGAAAAAACTTGATGCCTCAAAGATCAATGGGGTAGTGTAAGGCTTGCCGCATTCAATGTTTTCACAAATAACATCTATGTTTCGTAATGGGTTTTGTTCACCTATATCCTCTAGTTTTTGTTTGACAGCATTCCAAATTTCTTTATCGCAGTTTACAAAGAACTCGTCGATGAACTCTCTAGAGTCTACTACAGTGCCATCTTCCATCTTGATTGCACCGACACTATTGCTAACAGCTTGAACAGTCAATGTTAACAGCTTCTTGAATAGCTGATTAAATCTAACTAGCTTATCTTCCTCGCTCAGTGTAGCATCGTTAACTACACTCAATATTCGTTGTTGCTCATAATTTTCCAAGCTAGCTTGATTGAACTCTCTATAGTTTTGTGGTTTGAGGAACAGTTCCAATTTTTTAACTTTAATGGTTTCTTCCAAGTTAGGCATTGTGATTCGATCTGCCAGCGCTGACATATTTAGAGTATGTTCATTTTTACTTCTACAGTGCGGGCAAGCACTGACTAAATCCATGTCGTTGCCATAAGTTGCTTGTCTAATTGCAATCAGCACAGCATCAATATCAACAGATGGCATTTGCCAAGCATCTTTAATGTTGGGCAAACAGCTTTGAATAACATCAACGGTAGCTTGTCCGTTTAGTAATGCATCTGGTGTTTTTAGTGTAAGCTCGTCCTTGGCAGTCATTGCATACACTGGTAGCTCGCCTGTGGGTGGCATTTCAATTGATCCGTTAGGATACCAACGTCCTTTACTGGGCAACTTTAAGTAAATTTGTGGCTGTCTGAAGTGCTTTACAAGCGGGTTTGATGGATTTGTCATTTTCGAATCCCATAAATAAGAATATATTAATACTTATCTGAGCAGAAAACCTGATTGAAATATGGATGAACAAGAACTATCTCGTGTTTTACAAAGTGCAGTTAGTGGCATTGGGCAAAATGGCGCGGCTGCACAACAGCTGGCTCAGGCATTACAAAACTTATCGAAACAGACAAATAATCAAACTACCGCCTCTACTGTAACTACCCAAGTTATGCAACAAATGCAAGCTAGGGCTACTAATTTGGCAAACGGATTTAATCAATTGATTGGTGCAGCAGTTAGTGCCACTATGGCAATGACTACCATAGCATCCAGTATCTACGGAACAGACAAAGCGTTTACTAGCGTTATCCCTACTCTGGATGCAATTAACAGCATGTTCGGTAAAGTAGTAACTGCTATGGGACAGCTAGGTAGCGGGGCATCAATTGCAGGATTTAGCTTTGGTAGAGCGTCTGAAGCTGTTGCTTCATTTGCTTCTACAACACTGGATATCATGACTAATTTAGCCAAGTTCCAATTGGAAACTAGTCAAAAGATGGCAGATGCTAGTGTTGAAGTTGCAAAGTTTGGAGCTAGTTTTGGTGGCGGAATCACTACACTGGTTAATCGTTTAGGGCAAACTGGTATTCCTTTGCAAATGTTTAGTAGAATGGTTGCTAACAATGCAGAAGATTTGGGACGTATGGGTTTGGGTATGAAAAACTCGGCGCTCAAGGTTGCTGGATTTGCACAAAAGTTAATTGAAACTGACGATAGATTTATTGCACTGTATGGATCGTTTGACGAAGTAGCTAAAAGTGTTGCACAATATCAAGCATTGCAAACTCAATTGGGTGACGTGCAGTCTAAGGATTTGGCACAGCAAGCAAGAGATACAGGCGAATACTTGTTAAGAATGAGAGAAATTTCTGCTATTACAGGTAAGCAAGCTGAAACTTTGAGAAAAGAAGAAGAAGGACGTCGCAGACAGCTAGACTATAATTTAAAACTTGGTAGACTAGGGGAAGATGCTCGCAAAAACGTAATGGAGGGCATGGCTGTTGCTGGTAAGATTTTTGGGGACCAAGGTGCAAAATATGCAGAAGAATACTTTGCAACTGGCGGGAAAATATTCAGCAAAGAAGCAATACAGTTCCAAGCAATGAATCAGGAAGCAGCAAATGCCATTGCTCAAATGTTTGATCCTAACGAATTGAATAGAGATAGGGCAGGCTACAGAGAAGGCTATTCAAACATGCTAAGGCAAGCAGCACCACAGTTGGAAGCATTTGCTAAGAGTATGGAAGATTTTGCAGAACTTAACAGGTCCGCAAATAATCCTATACTTAAGAGCATGACAGAAACCGGATCTTCTATTGTCGAAAATCTTAAGAATTTGGATACTATTGTTAAGCAGGTCAGGGAGCTAGAAGGAAACAGGTTAAAAGAATACACTACTGTCACTGAGGAAAGAAAACGTCTGGTAGATGGTGTTGAAGTTCTTGTAAAAGAAACAGTTACAAAATCGCTTGATCCTGCTGTAGCTGCGTTTGCTACTGCTACAAGGGAAATGATATCTACGCAAACCATGTTGGATCAAAATGTTGTTAAAAACATGGCTGGGATGACAGACTTAGTTGTGTTCCTTAATAAGGTAACACAGGGTATTTTATCTACTCAACAAACTTTAATAGATACAATAAAATCCATAACAACTGCATCTATAGATGAATTAAAAGAATCTACATCAACGCTGGCAAAAGAAATATTTACAAAAATCGGTTTTGACAATTTGTTCAACAGAGAAGGCGGGATAAGAATTGCAAACTTTGATGATTTAGTGAATAAGTTGAGAGGGCTTAATAACCCTGGGTTAGGTGCTGGAACACCTACTACACCGGCAAATGCAACACCAGCAGCCCCGACTCAGGCTCCTACTACAAATGCACCAACAAGAGCAGACGGCGGTATAGCAAGAGGTCCAACAATTGCAGGTGAAAATGGCACAGAAGCTGTGATCCCGTTAGATAAAGGACCAATCCCATTGGAGATTAATTTAGCGCCGTTGCTTCAAATTATGCAGCAGAACAATGGACTAACACAAGAAATGTTGGATGCGCTAAGTGATATCATAGATGTCCAGCGTAGAATATTAGATGCTAGCTACTAATTTTAGGTAAATATCTTACCGGAGATACTGAATGGCGTGGAAAAAATATTTTAAAGTAGCAAATGTAGCTGGCGCAGTTAGCCCAATTAATGGGGGGACTGGTCAGAATTCGTTTGCTTATCGCAACTATCAAAGTAACTTACCAGAAGTTTACATTGGACATCCTAACCGTATTGAGCGTTACAATCAATACGAACAAATGGATATGGATAGTGAAGTTAACGCCGCTCTAGACATTTTAGCAGAGTTTAGCACACAGGCAAACGAAGAAAATGGCACTAGCTTTAAGTTCTACTGGAAAGAAAAACCAACAGATAATGAAGTTAAGATTATCCGTGAACAGCTAACACAGTGGGTCAGCTTAAACGAACTTAACAAGCGTATGTTCAAAATGTTCCGCAATACTATCAAGTATGGGGATCAAGTGTTTATTCGTGACCCGGAAACATTTAAACTGTTTTGGGTTGACATGAGTAAAGTTGTTAAAATCATTGTTAACGAAGCAGATGGCAAAAAGCCCGAGCAATATATTGTTAAAGAAATTGCTCCAAACTTTGAAAATTTAACAGCTACAACTATCAATACCAGTGATGTAAACGTTAATCACCCACAGGTAGGCGGCAGTAGCGGTGCTTACATCCAGCCAAAAACTCCATATAGTGGCGGTAGCCGCTTTAGTCATGCACAAAATGAAGTTGCAGTTAACGCTGAGCACATTGTGCATTTGACACTGACAGAAGGACTAGACTTTAGCTGGCCTTTTGGTAACAGCGTATTAGAAAACGTATTCAAAGTTTTCAAGCAAAAAGAACTGCTTGAAGATGCTATCATTATCTACCGTGTGCAACGTGCTCCAGAACGTCGTATTTTCTATATTGACGTAGGTAGCATGCCTAGCCATATGGCCATGGCATTCGTCGAACGTGTCAAGAACGAAGTGCATCAACGTCGTATCCCTACACAAACCGGTGGCGGACAAAGTATGATGGATGCTACTTACAATCCATTAAGCACAAACGAAGATTACTTCTTCCCGCAAACAGCAGATGGACGTGGTAGTAAAGTTGATACATTGCCTGGCGGACAGAACTTAGGCGAAATTACAGACTTACACTTTTTTACTAATAAACTGTTCCGTGGTTTGCGTATTCCCAGCAGCTACTTGCCTACAGGACTAGACGACGGAACAAGCAATCCGAATACATTTAGCGATGGCCGTGTAGGAACAGCACTAATTCAAGAATGGCGTTTTAACCAATACTGTATGCGTTTGCAGCGTATGGTTGTTGAAAAGTTAGATCAAGAATTCAAGCTATTCTTGCGTTGGAGAGGCATTAACATTGACAGTAACTTATTTGAGTTACATTTCAACGAGCCACAAAACTTTGCCAGCTATCGCCAAGCTGAAGTTGACCAAGCACGTATTGGCAGCTTTACACAGCTAGAACAATTCCCATATCTAGCAAAACGTTTCTTGTTGTCACGTTACTTAGGCTTAACTGAAGAAGAAATGGCAGACAACGAACGTATGTGGGCTGAAGAACAAGGTGATGTTGAGAAAGCACCTGCAGGCGAAGCTGGACTGCGTAGTGTAGGTATTAGCCCAGGTGGATTGGATCAAGACATTCAATCAGCTGAAGCACCGCCTCCCGCAGAAGGCGAAACAGGAGCTGCACCAGCTGGCGGCGCATCAATTGGCTCAGTCCCTGGACCAGGCGCAGCAGCCGCGGCAGCAACACCAACATTATAAGCAATTTGGTTAAATAACAATATGCAGCTAAACGAACTACTAGAGCCCACTCCTCCGGGCTATAGATCCGAGAAAGAAGATAATAGTGCCATCAATATTAAGGACACTAGAAAGACTCGCCTTACCTTGGAAAGACTGAATAGACTGCGTATTATGAACGACACTCGTAAGTTAGAGCACGAGAAAAAGTTAGAAACAATTGCAGATCAATACAAGATCCCTGCTGCTCCTGCAGGCGGTCTGTAATTATTCTAACAAAAACAGTCAAAAAAAGCCCATTTAACCCATTAAACGCTCATATTCTGTAAATAACTATACAGAATTCACAAACATATTTTATAAGGAACAACAAATATGTCAAAATATGAGCAACTAATTGAATACATCATTAATGAAGACGAAGCTAAGGCTCGCGAACTTTTCCACCAAATCGTTGTTGAGAAAAGCCGTGAAATTTACGAGTCTGTAATTGATGAGCAAGACCTAGAAGAAGTTGGCGGCAATCAAGTTGACCAAATGGTTGACGAGATCACTGCTGACGAAGAAGGCATGGACGAGGGCGAAGAAGCCGATCTAGACGTCGAAATGGATGACGAGGGCGACGACGAAGGCATGGACATGGATATGGACATGGGCGACGACGAAGGCGATCATCACGCTGATGTTGGCGGAGACGAAGGACTAGAAGACCGTGTAATGGATATTGAAGATGCATTGGACGAGCTAAAGGCTGAATTCGACGCACTAATGGGCCAAGAAGCTGGCGGCGACGACATGGGCGGAATGGACGACATGGGCGGTGACGATGACATGGGTGGTGCAGACGATGACCAAGACCTAATGTACGAAGCTGAAGATGATGACGAAGAAGATGATGACGAAGAAGAAGTTCAAGAGTCACGTCAACTAAGCCGCAAAATGACAGAAGCTGAGTGGCTACGTGAATACGTAGACAAGATCGGCGACGTTTATAGCCAAGAGCCTGCTAAGGGCGAAGGCCACGAAGTCGGTAAGGGCGGTTCTGTATCTGTTGATACAAAGAGCATTGTTGCTGGTAAGAACGATATGGGCGGCACAACACAAAACATCGCTCGCGGTGGTGCCGAACAGAATCCAGACAACAAGCCTGTTCCACAACCAAACAACGAATATTCTAAGGGCAAGGGCGACCTACCAGGTGCCGGCCAATACAAGAATGTTCCAGGTGGCAATGCTGGCAAAACTTCTTACAAGACCAAAGAATCTGCTAAAGCAGCAGAAGGTTCTACAACTGACGGCAGCGTTAGCGTAGACAAGAAGAGCATTCTAAAGCGTATTGGTAAGTAAGGACTACTGCTGTGCGCGGATTAATACAGGAACACTTATCCTTTGACAATGCCAGAATGGAAGTTCTGGCAGAGTCCTCTGCTGACGGACAGGGTAAGAACCTTTACATGAAAGGCATATTCGTGCAAGGTGGCGTTAAGAACGCTAACCAGCGTGTTTATCCTGTTCAGGAAATCTCAGAAGCAGTAGATAGCGTTAACAAACAATTAAAGGAAGGTTATAGCGTCTTAGGCGAACTAGACCATCCTGATGATCTTAAAATTAACTTAGACCGTGTAAGCCATATGATCACAGAAATGTGGATGGATGGACCAAACGGTTTTGGTAAGTTAAAGATTCTTCCAACACCAATGGGTAAGTTAGTGGAAGCTATGCTTACTTCTGGTGTGAAGTTAGGTGTGTCTAGTAGAGGTAGCGGCAACGTTAACGAAGCTAACGGACACGTAAGTGACTTTGAAATAGTCACAGTTGATATTGTTGCACAACCAAGTGCTCCTAATGCATATCCAAAGGCCGTTTACGAAGGGCTAATGAACATGCGTCATGGACACAGGGTAATCGATATGGCGAGGGATGCCGGTGCAAATCAAAAGGTACAAAAGTATTTGGCTGAGGAAGTAAAGCGCCTCATCAAGGACTTAAAAATTTAAGGGGAAATGATCCATGTTTGATGCTATCAAACCATTAGTTGACAGTGGTATCATTAACGAAGACACCAAGCAAGCTATCAGCGAAGCTTGGGAAGCTAAGTTAAATGAAGCACGTGAACAGCTTCGCGCAGAAATTCGCGAAGAGTTCGCTCAACGTTACGAACACGATAAAGGTGTAATGGTCGAAGCTCTAGACAAAATGGTCACAGAACATCTCCAGTCTGAAATTCGCGAATTTGCAGAAGAAAAAGCACAACTAGCAGCAGACCGCGTTCGCTATAACAAGCGTATGCAAGAAGCCGCAGGTAAGTTTGATAAATTCCTAGTTGGAAAACTAGCAGAAGAAATCAAAGAATTGCGTAGTGACCGTAAAGTTCACAAGGAGAGCGTTGCTCGCCTAGAGAAGTTTGTTGTCCGTGCTTTGGCAGAGGAAATTCAAGAGTTTGCAAAAGACAAGCAAGACGTAGTAGAAACAAAAGTCAAACTTGTTCGTGAAGCTAAGTCTAAACTAGCTGAACTACAAAAGAATTTTGTTGCTAAATCTGCTGCACTTGTTAAAGAATCTGTAGCCCAAAAGCTAGAGTCAGAGTTGACTCAACTTAAGGAAGACATTCAAGTTGCTCGTGAGAACAATTTTGGACGTCGTCTGTTCGAAGCCTTTGCAAGCGAATTCGCTATTACTCACCTAAATGAGAATAAGGAAATTGCTAAACTACGCAATGCTGTTGAAACAAGAGAGCAAGCACTTGCAGAAGCTAAAAAAGCTGCTGCTGAGAAGGCTGCACTAGTTGAATCAAAAGACCGTGAAATTAAGATTATTAAAGAATCACAAGAGCGCCAGCAAACTCTAAACGAGTTGCTTAAGCCTCTGAACAAAGAGAAGCAGGGCGTAATGACCCAACTTCTTGAGAATGTGCAGACAGACCGATTAAAGTCTGCATTTGAAAAGTATCTACCAGCAGTTCTAAACAACTCTGTAGCACCTAAGGCTGACAAGTCTAAGATGCTAGCAGAAAGTCGTGTAGAAGTAACTGGTGATAAATCTGCTAAGGTCAACGTTGAATCAGTCGACAATAATGTCGTTGAACTAAAACGTTTAGCAGGGCTTAACTAAACCCTAATAAGGAAAGAGAAAAATGACACAAGCACTATTAGAAGGCCGTTGGGGCGAAACAAAAGATGCCCTGCTTGAAGGTCTAAGCGGTTCTCGTAGAACCACAATGGGTGTTATCCTAGAAAACACTCGTAAGCACCTAGCTGAAAATGCAACTGCTGGCGCAACATCTGCAGGTAACGTAGCAACACTAAACCGTGTTATTCTACCAGTTATCCGTCGTGTTATGCCTACAGTTATTGCTAACGAAATCGTTGGTGTTCA